AAAGGTTAAGACTTTCGATGAAGAAGTCGAAGAGTATCGTAAATCAATATTCAATCACTAACAAACACAAACAACAATAAACAATGGCAAGTTTCACAGTATCATCATTGTCTAACTACACCGTAGAGGGGCGTTCGGACATTAAACGTAAGATCGTATTCGGAGCGGTGTCTATTCCGCTTGTAACCGTTTACGAAGGTATCAAGTATTCTGAGAAGATTCCGTACATGACTTCTGACCCTGTATTTCAGGCAATCAGCGGTTGTGCAGCGCAGAACTCATCTGGTGACGGTGGTACTTTCGCAGACCTTACTCTGACAGTTGACACTTTCGGAATTGAAAACGAATGGTGCTTTGATACCCTCCGCACTAAGTTCACACAGAAGTATCTTCGTGCAGGTGCTAACATGGATGAGAACGCAGCAACAGCGGAATTCATGAACACCGTAATGGCAGACAAAGACGCACGTGTTACGAAGAAATTCGAGATCGCAATGTGGCAGTCTTCTAAGACTCAGGGCGGATCAAACACCGACTATAAGCAGTTCAACGGACTTTTGCAGTCACTCGAAACTCAGGGCGGGTATGTGAACTCACAGACAGTAGCGGGAACGTCTTACACGTCTATCACTACATCTAACGTGATCGCGATCTTCAATAACGTATGGTTGGCAACACCTTCTGACCTTCGTCGTCAGACAGACACAGTAACCGTATGTGGTGAGGACACTTTCGACAAATTGGTTATCGCATTGACCAACGCGAATATGTTCCACTACAAGTACGACGGTTCAACACCGCGTTATGAGTTAACAATGCCAGGAACAGGTCAGCGTATCGTTGGCGTACCAGGATTGAACGCAGACAACAACAGCGCACTTCCTGCGATGTTTAAGAACCGAATCCTGACTTTCAACAAAGCACAGGCGTATTTGGGAACTGACCTTGTATCGGACATCAACGATTCAATGGTGTGGTATGAGAAGAAGGACAAGAAATTGTACTCGACTGAAACATACCGCTTCACTACTGGATGGATGTTCCCTGATCAGGTGGTATCATTCGCAACAGCGTAGTAAACAGAATGTATAACGGGGAGGTGTGACGCCTCCCCTTTAACACAATAAAACAATGCCTTGTTCAAACAGCATTTTAAATTCATTCACGATTGACTGTAACGACAGCAATGGTGGCGTGGCACAGATTAAGGTTCGTGCGTTTGATGCGACCCTTGTAACGTCTGGACTTGCTACTGTAACGTCTGGGCAGATCACCTTTGCGGGTAACGGTCTGACAGATTGGTACGCTTTGTATTACGCAAAGGAAACATCGTTATCGATTTCCGACGGTGCTACGGATCGTTCAGCAGGTACTTCGGTACATACGCAGACGATCACGTACATCAACAACAAGCTGAAAGTAGCTTTCCGCAACACGCTGAACAATATGCACGGTATGTTGGTTCATGTGGCGGTAAAGGATAACAACGGCAACGCGTGGTTATTCGGTTACGAGCGCGGGTTGATTGTATCGGCTTCAAGTTCCGCAACGGGTACGGCTTTCAATGAGCGTAACGGTTACAGCGTAACATTTACAGGACGTGAGAAAGACACGATTCTGAATATCACGAATTACGATAATCTCTAGGTTAGGTTAAGTGTAGTTTTGTTTCTAAGGATTCCCGACCCAGTAAGGTCGGGTTTTCTTTTTCCACAACACGCCATTTTCACGTCTTTACAGGTATGCTGAACATCACGCGCAATGCTACTACACGGGTTGCGGTAACGCTGAAAGAAAAACAGACGTTATCTAGTCCGTACTGGCTGTGGCGCTTTGTCAACGACGCTACCAACATTGAAGCCGTTCAGATCATTACCGAAGTAGCTAACAACTACAAAGACCGTTCTAACCTGTTCGACATTGAAGAGGGCGGATTCAGTACGTTATCGCTGCCATCAGGAATCTATACGTACTACGTGTATGAGCAGTCGAGCAGCAACAACACTGACTACACACAGGCAACGACATTATGTGAAGTAGGTCAGATGAAGGTAACGGGAACAGATACTCATCAATACACATCACCGCAAGTAACCGTAGAATATAAATGGACAAGCCAATAGACAGAAAGATCAGTTCACACTTTGTACAGTTTGAAAACCGCAAAGTGCCGAAGTTTCTGGAGGTGAAGGATCAGGAGTGGATCACCTACGGGGAGAATAACGACTATCCGTATTACCTTGAAACGCTCTATATGCGTTCGTCTATTCATAACGCGATTATCAATAGCAAGGTTCGTTATATTGTTGGCGGTGGTTTGGGTTACGATCCTACGGGAATGCACAGCATTGAACAAAAGGCACTAGCGAATAAAATTTTACAGCAGCCGTTTGCAGATGTTGATTTGAACGGAACATACAACCGTATCGCTTTGGACTATATGAAGTTCGGAGCTTATGCGGTTTTGGTGCAGTGGGGTAAAAGCAAACGCGGAGCAACGCTGAAATATATCGACGTTAAGAACATCCGCACCAATGCAGACCGTTCTAAGTTTTACTACACGTCAAAATGGTGGATTCAAGACGCAAAAGGCAACAGAAAGAAAAACCCGAAGCCAACAGAGGCTGAAGACTTTCAGACATTCGCAGCATACGATCCTAAGAACAGAAAAGGAAATCAGGTTTACTATTACACGCCCTACGCTCCCGAAAGTTACATATACGGAGTGCCTGACTACATAGGGGCTGTTACGTGGATAGAAAACGACATCAGATACACAGACTTTCAGTTCAAAAACATTTCCGCGTCTTTCTCACCTGCAAAGATTGTCAACGTGATTGGCGAACTGCCAACACCTGAACAACAGGAGGAAATGGTGGACGGCATTAAGAAGAATTTCATCGGAGAAAACGGTGAGCGCCTTGTGGTGAACTTTGCCCCGTCAAAAGAGTTGGGAATGTTCGCAGAGGACAGCCTTGTTTCCGATCAGTCGACACTTTACAAGGAAATCGTAGATCAGGCGGTATTGCATATTACGGCATCGCATCACTACCCTAAGTTATTGCTAGGTTACACCGAAGCAGGGGCGTTAGGGCAGCGTAATGAAGCGGAGATGTACGTTAATGCGTTTCAGCGTGCGTATGTAGACCCGATTCAGAAGACATTCGAGGACACTTTCAATACTTTCGCGTCGGATTTTGGTGTAGGTATTAAGCTGATCAGCAAAAAGTTTAACCCGTTCGGAGTTGATACGGTGGTTGACGAAAAAGCGCAGAAGATGCTGAACGCATTAAACGCGCTGCCAGACGCAGTATTGCCTAAAGTGGTAGAATCACTCAGCGCGGAGGAATTACGCTCTCTGGTGGGCTTAAAAGGGGCAAAAACTACCACAACACAGACGCTAAGCAAGTTCGCATCGGCAAAAATGGACATCTTCGCTCAGTTCGGGCGTGATGCGGGGTTGTTTGAGGTGATCACTGAAAGAGATTGCCCGTCAACCGATCCATCGGAGATTGAAAAGTTTGAAAAAGACTTTGAGCGTATTGAGTTTGCCGATATTAAAGTAAAAAGCATTGACCGATCAGTGTTGGATTTGCTTTCCAAAGACAAATACGCACCCGTTGATGTAATCGCTAAGGCGGTGAAAGTTACGCCATCAGAAGTACGTGATGCTATCGGGCGGTTGATTGACAACGGCTACATTTCATCGGGAACGGAAGATATTGAAGGCGTAAAGACGCAGGTAAACGAAGTGACCAAAGCAGGAAACGACGTAATATCTGAACAACCTGCAAAGACGGACAAATATGAGGTGGTTTACAAGTACGACGTAGCGGCAGGAATGGGAGCGCCTATTATTGACGGAACGCAGGATTTCTGCCGTGATCTAATCGGACTAAACCGCGTGTACACCCGTGACGAAATCAATCAGATGTCAGCGAAAGAAGACCGCAACGTGTGGACTTTACGCGGTGGGTGGTACAATAACGACGGAGTGAATCAGCCTCAGTGTCGTCACACGTGGAAACAGCAATTAGTTAAGATCAAGTAAGATGCCAACAATATACAGACCGACATTTATGGATGCCAACGACACGGGGTTGTTGGCGTATGTTGAATCGAATTACGATCACCAACAACTGCGGGAACTGATTTGGGATTCGCAGGAATTGTTCATCCTTCCAATTGTCGGAACGGCATTGTACGAAGAACTGAAAACGCAGGTACGCACTAACACGCTGACTGCTTTAAATCAAACTTTGCTGTTTGAGAAAATCAACCCCGCTTTAAAGTGGCGCGTACTAGCGGATGGTGTAATGATCTTTACTTACAAGTTCCGCAACAAAGGCATAGTGACTCAGACAAGCGACAACGCGAACCCTGCAAGTAAGTCGGATTTGGACTACATGGTGACGTATTGCCGTGAGCGTTTCGAGGAATATTCCGAGCGCCTGACCAATTACCTTATTGAGAATGACGCAAGTTATCCGCTGTACAGTGATGCAGGGGATGGAGTAGATACAATACACCCGAACCGATCACAACGCGGGGCGGGATGGTTCATGCCTAACACTTCGATCTATGGAAAATACGACCCGTGCTGCAAAGGAAACAATTCCGTCGACCTCTGAGCGCAAACGTAACAAAACAAGAGCCAAATTAGAAGCATTTAAAAAACGTGTCAACAGTAACCAACATACAAACGCTGAATCAACTGGTGGAAAACCTTCGGGTGATCGCTAGTGAGCATTTGCAGATACACACGTTTTACTACGGTGATCCGCATGAGTTCTATTTGTCAGGCACTACGAATTCGCCTGAAATGTGGGTCGCGTGTGATTCTATCAGCCGTGAATCGGGACGCGTGAACGTGTACAACATGAATATCGTGTTGGCGGACAACGTTAAACGCGGTGAGGTTAACGAATTAGAGGTAGAATCTGATCTGGTTCGTATTGCTGAAGACGTTATTGCTCAGTGTATGGATAGCCGTTACGGTTGGAATGTATCAGATACCGCAACGATAAACATGAGCATACGAACGGAGCGGACACCAAAGAATTTAACGACGGTAGAATTTATGATACCGATACGCGTGAAGTTACCGAATAACCGATGCGCAATACCATTTAATCAAAACCCTTTAACATAAAACAATGACACTTTCAAGACTTTCAGCAGACGCAGGATGCTTTCACGTTTCATCAGGTGACGGAGCGGTAACAGGTAAACTTTTTTACGGATTCACGGTATTAGAAGATACTGTGTTGACCGTATTAACGCTTAACACCACACCTACGGGATTCACATCCACAAACTATCTAACACAGGCGAATCTTAGCAGTAAAACGCTGAAAGCAGGAACGTACATTTGCGCTCCTTCGGGTTCGTACATTGTCGCTATTACAGCTTCATCAGGTTCGTTGATCGCGTATAACTTCGTATCATGATTGGGGTAGGGATAAGACCATATTTCGCATCACGCGGAGGCGGTTACACCGTGCTAGATTATACATCGCCAACATGGGAAACGAACTCTTTCTCATTTGATGCTACTGATGATCTAATGACGGCAGATTCGACCATATCAACGACGTTAAATAACGCCATTGTCGGATCAAATAAGCAGTTCACGATTTCGCTATGGGTTAAGAAAAACAGCAACCCGTCCGCAGCGCAATTTATACTATGCCGTGATAAATCATCTGCAACGTCAGCGCGTCAGTTTACGATCAACTTTACGAACACTGAAAAGTTTCAGGTTAGATTGTTTACCAATAGCAGCAATGATATATCCTACGTTTCAACGGCATCAATCAGCGAAACACGCGAATGGAATCAATTCACAATCGTGTATGACGGTACGCTATCGGCTACTTCACGCATAACTGTTTATCGCAATGGACTTGCATTGGCGGGTACAACAACGCAGACGGGAACATTTACAACAATCAATAACATTTCGTCACC